TCTATGCTCTTCTAATATCTTTTTTGGTATAATTGCATTTTCAATTTCAACATCAATATTACTATCAATCGTACTAACGTAATTTGATTTACCTTTAGCAACTACACTATCTTTAAATAAATCTAAATATTGATCTTGTAAAGTTTTTGTTATAGTCAAAGCAAATGCACCTGATGATGTTTCATTTATACAATCATCTTCATATTCGTAGCCACCTGTACCATCCATTTTAAATGCTTTATACGTATCAACCAATTCTTTAAAATAACTACTTGATTCGTTTGAAACGTTAGCTAATGTTTTAGATATAAAACTTTTACCGCTACCGGTTGGAGCACTACATATTACAAACTTTACCCCGGTATTATATGCATCTTCTATCTCCCGTAATAGATTAACTTGCTGTTTGCTCGGACTATAACCTTCAGGGAAATTATTTAAATATGTACTTACCATATATAAATTATATTATACAGTAGCCGATATAACAACTGTATAATTGTATAATTTACTTTTTTTAGGTTTATTAATAACTTTACTTTTAAAATAAACCATATCATCTCTCTGTGAAAATTCTTTTAAAGTATAATCCAACTCAACGTAATTTTCTTCACTAGTTATTTTAAATGGGTATGGTAATTCAAAATCTTTTATATTACCCTTTTCCATTTTAAGTGAAAATACATAATAAAATTCTTTCTTTTTAAATAAAATTAACTGACCCTTTTTCAAAACCTTCCCTGTTGAATTTATGAATACTAAATCTCTCTGTAATAATTTTGAAATTATTTTATCTATTTTTTCATTATATATCATCATAACATGAATCCCATCTTCTCCTCTGCAGACATATTTAAATAATTTTCATTAAAAAATTTCCAGAATTCATCATTACCTGGTATTGTGTTGATTAAATCACAATCATCCATACTTACCATTCTCCAACTTTGCATAAATATATCCCATACCAATAATAAATTTTTTGATTCAGGGTTATACTTAGGTGGTCCAGCTGGTGGTTTGTAGTTTAAAGTTATTCTACCATTTACGCTATTTAAAATGCTTTGATCTAAAGTACAAAGCATTTTTCTACTAGCGCTACGACCTACCCGCGGTCGTCTTCTTTTAAAGATTATTTCACAAACATTCGATCTTAATGTTGTTTTTAAACTAGCTAAACCAATTTTCATATATTAGGTTTTTTGTTTACATATACCAAATAAACGTTGTTCGTTTAAAAACATTCCCTTTTTAATTATACCATACCCTTCAATATCCATATTTGATACAGGCGCACCTTTATCATTTGGAAACATTACAATATCACCTTTCTTGGCGTATTTAACTTCAGGACCAGCAAGTATAACTTTAGCCTTTCTCCACGCTTTATTAAGAGCGTTTGTTGGTAAATAAATACCACCTCTTTTAATTGCTCCGGATGAATCTCCATCAAAAGATTCATCAATAAACTCTACTAAAATAATATCATCAAATACAAAAGATAATAAAAATTCATCACCGAGACCAAAATCACCATCACTGTGACTTTCTAAATCTATTGTACTTCTTTTTGTTGCTAATTTATCAATACTTTCTTGTGCCATATAAACTTATTTAACCCTTATATTTTACTAATCAACAAGGTATAATATATGCACTCTATATTAATTTATAAAATCGACTAGTTCTTGATTATTTTTATATTCTCTTTCACTATAAAATTCTGGTAATATTATTTTGTCTTCTTCTTTCTTTTTTTCTTTCTTAGTCTTTTTTATATAATTTAACCTTTTAAATTTTAATTTAGGAAATACATTATAAATGTAAGCATATTGTGATGGTTTATCATCGAATAAATTCCAATATTTATTAGTCGTTTCATTCACATATTCATTCATCTCTTTTGAATACATGCTTGTCCACCTATTTACCATAAATAGATTAAATTGTGACTCATCATCACAATTCATATCTATATTTTTCTTACTAAATAGTAGACTATTTAAATACTGAAATAAATTCATCTATAAATTAATTTTAGTAGTTGCAATAAACATATCATCAGCCATTGCATAAAATAAATCAATAATATCTTTCATAAATTGCTCGGTATGTTCATCTGTTAATTTAGTGCTATATGCAAAGTTAGGAGCTTTACGGCCTGCATTTACGTTTATACCTGTATGTCCGATAGCTACATCATCTTTTGAATATGTAATACTAACACTACATTTACCAACCTTTTGTAATGTACCATCACTACCTTCAAATTCATTATGGACCATTAAATCGTCTCCATCCACTTCAATAGGTTTCTTAATATATTTAGAAGAGAGAATATTAGCAATTTGTGTATTGAGTAATCGCTGAAACGCTACTGCACCTACTTTACAAAGATTAGGTATTTCCCAACAGAAATTAATTGCATCATCACTATAAATATAATCTCCTTGAAGTACGTCCTCCTGATCAATCATACCACTAATGCTTACATCCATTGGACATCTAAATGCAATAATATTACCTATTGGTAATGTTTTATTACGAAAATAATCATAAGCAAATCTCTTATGAATCAACGGACCGTCGTATACTTTAATATCTTTAATAATCATATACAACTATTATATAAACTGATTATATTATATCAAGTTTTATATTCAGATTCTGAATAACATATACCATAATGGTCAAAACCTGAATTATGAAAACTATAACATTTTGGATTACTAGTATCTAATAACCACATTTCGGTATAAAATCTATTAAAATATGGTATATCAATTCGAGAATTAATGTATTCAGCTTTAGCCCACCAAAAGTTGCCTGAATAGTGTAATCTTGGTTGAGGTGTTAAATTAACACCGCACGTTACGTAGTCTTCATCACGTAATTTATCAATACAATCTTTCCATTTTTCAATATTAAAATATTCCATGAGATTTTTCCAAGCTTCGACATTTATATTCCCTCTTCGGGATGCCCCCTTACTATGAAGATATAATACGTATATATCTTTTAATTCATTACATTTACTCTTAAGAAGGTTTAAAGTATCTGCCTCACTTGTATCATCAATTTGTAAATTTGTAACACTTATTTTTGGGTCATTAAGTATACTATTATTTTTTACTTGTCCTAAAAAAGGACCAGTTAAGTTAACATGCAATGTTTCCATGTTATCATATAAACCACTGTCCTTAATTTTTTTAAAAGCCTCGATAAATATTTCGATACTAAATTCAGTGCACCATAAGTGGTAAAATATATGTATTTTCATAAAAAGATATTTATCCCAGATATATTAATACTCAACGAATGATAATATTACTCCATTTAAGGTATTAAATTAGAATATACAGGTAAGTAAGTTTCATTGACAACTGTTATCTTTTCGTCAGGATTTTCAGATTCTCTAAAGAAAAGATCTTCTCCATTTTCAATTAATTTTAGTATTGTTTCTTTATTTTTATATTTTTTATTATTATATTCTTGATGAGAGAATGATTCAATTTTTGATATAATATTATCAACATCCCCAAAGTATGAAAAATGCCAACCACCTGATGTGTAATCGTCAGGTCTACCGATCAATTGATTAGCTCGTCTATGACCTCGTACATTTTCAAATGATTTCTTAAATTTATGTATAAATGTATTAAAATCTAAAACAACTGTACCAGCCCATTTATGTTTTTTTCTGCATTTTATATTATAATAATAGAAATTGTGGAAGAAAGAAAACAAAATATTATTTCCGAGATTTGGAATATCAATATTATTAAAATCAGGAATTTCATCTACATCTGAAAGTAATATTATATCATTTGATTTAATATCTTCTTCAATTTTAAACCCGTTAATTAAGTTGTCTCTTTGATTTTTTTCATTCAACCAACTATCGGTAGATGGTGGGGTTGAATGGGTTACATATATTATTTTATTTTTAAATTTATTATATTTTTTATCATTTATATTAAACTTTAAATTTTTATGATCACCTTTAAATGTATATTTTGATTCAGAAATTATAAAATAATCAACCTTATCATAAAGTTCATTTAATCTAAAAAACAACATTTTTTCTTCACCGTTATATAAAAAACAGTCAAATATTTTACGCTTACCCATCATATATTATACTCTTTATATTTTTTATA